GGTCTACAATTTCAGGTATTATCGCTATTACTTTTTTCTTATCTAATAAATTAAGAATATCAATTTTTTGTTGATCACTTAACGTTTCAGCAGCAGGAGGTTTAATACAGATAAATGCTTTTCCGTAAACCGGAGGAACATTGTCTTGTCCGCCCCAAACGGCCATGTTATCAATATCCTTAAACTCTGAAGAAATAATAGTTCTATAATCTAAAGGAGTTACTGTTCTATTCTGTGCAGCAAATGTAGTTGGAGCATTAAAACGTATTGACTCAATTCCTTCTCTATCTGAACCATTACTTGCAGGGGAAGTCGTAGTAATCAGTGAAGGTGCTGGATCATTATCTGACCATTCAAAAATAGATGCGCCATTTGCTGCAGTGCCTTGAGACGTAAGAAAGAAAATCCTTGCCAAACTTTGGGATTCTGGTTTCTTACCAAACACACCATTACCGAAACGAATTTCGTATTTTCCGTCTGCATTTTCAGAAAGAAAATAAATTGGTGTATCTCCTGTTATTTCTTCATTTTCAAATGTTTGCCACAAAGAATATGTAGTATATTCTGTAGACGCTGGATTATCATAAACTCTTACATCCATTTTATTTACGTCTATGGTCTCGTCGTCTAAAATAATTTTTTGTTCTTCATTTGCAGAATTAATTAAATACGATGCAGATTTTTCTCTGCCTTCATAAATTTCTACATCAAACAACTTAAATACTCCATCTTCTAATTGTGATGCATAACTATTACGTGTAATAAAAAAATAAGAAACACCATCAATTGTAGTCGTAAATTTAGAACCAATAGGTAATTCAAAATATCCTGCAGTTCCGGCTGCTTCTTCAAATCTAAGATAAAGACTTGCTTTAGCTGAAGTTACTGAACCCGGCGTATACCCTAAAAGTTTTGCCCTAGCAACTACATTATTTCTTAACTGAGCAGAGTCTATAAAAGACTCGTTAATCGCCATATGAATATTACGAGAATTTGTATATGTATTATATGCAAGAACGTCTAATAAAAGATTTAAACCTGAACCTTCAAAAGACCAGTCAGTATATTTTTGATTCGGATGATTCTTAAAATAATTCGTTAAATTACCTTTAATTTCGTCAAAGTCTAACTCAGTAGTGTTTAATACTTTTCCACTCATATTTTTTATTTATTTTAATTTTATCTTATCCTATTAAAAGATATTGTTACAGACTCAGCTTCAGAAAATCCTACGATCAAAAAATTAATGGTACAATTTAACATATGATTTGAGGGTGTAAACCCTATTTGTACATTGTTGCAAATTACACGAGGTTCGTGTTTTCTTAACGTTATTTTAATTTCTTCTTCTAATTCAAACGCCGTAAACTCATCAGCATTTTCAAACATCTTAGAAATAATATTGCCACCATAAAATGGTTGAAATGGTTTCTCTCCATGATTAGTTAAAATAATAGTTTTTACTGCTTGTTTTATCGCATCAACTCCCTTTTTTGCAGGTAAATCTTTTGTGTTGGGATGAATAGTAAAATCCAAAGGGATATCTGCAAAGCTTTTCTCTTTCGCTACTCTAATTGATGTTGATGCAATTGCCATAATATTTATTTATATATAAGAGGCATTATAGTATTGACAGGTTTTTAAAATTAGATTATAATATTATTAAGTTTCTTAAAAGACAAATAATATAATAATAGTATTGCCCGAAGGGCACCCGAGGAACGAGGGTCAATTTGAATATAATTTAATGTCGCAAGCTCCATTAAATGCGGGGCAAGCCCGCAAAATTTATTATTCTAAAGGTTTTATATTTAATGGAGCTTTAATTCCTTTTATGGTTTCTTGTATCTTTTTAACTACGTTAGGTTTTTCTAAAGGTATATCTGGAAACGCTGCTACTTTACCTGGCGGAATTATAGATTTTATATCTATTGATACTCCAGATTTCATTTGAGATAATAAAGAATCGGCTGCCCCTGCCCCAAATTGTGAAGAAAAAGAATCTAATGAGGGTAAAGTCGGAATGTTTATTAAATTTTGTGCTTCTGTGGCAAAATCTGGTAGTACTGGTAAAGGTGGTATTGAACTTAACGCGCCTTCTTTTAAATCGCTTAAACCAGAAGCAACATCACTTAATGCGTCTTTTCCTTGAGAAGACATATTGCCCATCTTTTCTTTTAACGCCTTTTTCTTATCTTGGATTGCTTGAAGACCTGGCGATATATTAGACTTTGGTAAAGCAGGAACTGCTGGAATAGGAATTTCAGGAGGTGTAAAAGTAAATGGCATAAAAATATTTATTAATTTATTAGAACATTTGCATCACTTTTTATTTCTAAATCATTTGTTGCTTTAATTTGAATTTCTGCAGCAGATTCTAATTTCATTTGTTCTGCCGAATCCATTTGTAAAAGTGAATTTGAAGAGAGCGTAAAGTTTTTAGCCACACCGAATACAGTAGTTCCAGTAACGACCTTTGCGTCATTACCTAATACTACTTTGTCATTATCTTTCGTAACTTGTTCATTTTTTGAACCCATGATAGTAATATCTTGATCTGCCGTTATAACTTTAGTTTCATTATTACCAACAGTAGTACTTAAATCATCTGCAATATTACTTACTTTACATTGATCAACTTCTAGTAAATCGTTTCCGCCTACTTTAATACCTCGGCTTCCTTTTACATATAAAGAATCATCACCTTCTATTTCTATCACTCTATTGCCTTTGACTAATGTTCGCTGATCTCCTTCTACTGTAACATTTAAGTCACCCCTTATGAGCATCTTTTTATCTTTGAAACATACTTCATATTCATCACCTACGACAAATATCGTTTTAGAACCATCGTCTACTACCTCTTGGTATGTTCCACTCTTATGAAATTCAGATATTCTACTTTTACCATCCGTGTCGTCTTGTTCTAAAACGTGTCCAGATTCAGTTTCTGTTACATGATTTTTCGGATATTTTGGTGCAATTATATCGTCAGTTACTAAATTAGACCAAGGTTCTCCTGCGCCTCCAGCGACAGTACCAATAGATAAATCAGCTACTGAAGCTGTTTCAACTTCTTCTTGTCTCGATTGATCTTTAGTTTTATATACTATTGAATCTTTATACGCGTCATCTTTATCTCTTGCAGGAATAGGATTGTCTGGTTCATCTAATAAAGCCTTCTTAGGATATTTTTCGTCTGGGTCTGCGAAGCCCTTAGAATAATCTACTGCAGTAGAAATAGAAGGTATTGAACCAATGATAATTCCATCTTGTGCATTAACACCATCACGCCACATACCGACAACCCAAGAACCTTTTAATAATCCAGTAGCGCTTCTTCCAATACTAGAAATAGAAGCCGAAGTTATAGGAAGTACAGGATGACTCCAAGGCAAATCTTCAGTAGGTAAATCCATTTTTGATTCGGAATGAAAACCAAACACTCTTACTTTTATTCTACCTAATTGTTCGGGGTCGTCAATATCTTCTACAACTCCAGTGAAGAAACCGTTATTTCTAAAATCGTCGCTTATCATAATTTTATATTTGAAGTAAAAAGGAGTCCCTTTTGACTTTTACTCTAGTAAAATATTCAGAATCTTTAAACTCATGTATCGCAGATGTTATAATATATTTACCAGATAAGTGTTCGTCAATTCCTTGCTCGATATCTAAACTAATGGCTTTAGGAAATTCTAGCTCAATTATTACCCCTGCATTTAAATTCATATCACCATATAAAGTTAATTCGTGCGAAGTAGTTTCAAGATTTTCGACATAACCTTTTACTAGTCCTTTACTAACCTTTTTTAAATTATTATAATTTTTAGATGTCTTACCATGCGCCCAGTCGTTTATAGAAATATATTCATGATGTGCATCAAATAATGCATCAAATGGTTGTCCGTCTATAAGAAAGTCTTTAGAGATTGTAGGATTAGCTTCTAGTCTTTCGGAAAGATTCTGATAGCTATATTTATGATTAGAAAAATTCTTTTTAGTATAATCTAAATATGAATGTTTTGCAGCATAAGCACCAGGGATTGCTAATATAGGCTTCGCCATACGTAAATCTGACGATACATCAATAATTCTTTTACTTAATTCTGTATAGGTATTTTCGTCTTGTCCTGAAGCAAAAAATCCTCTTTTATCTTCATACTTATAATAAGGTTTTTCTTTTAATAATTCAGAATAAGAAACTAAATTTAATGTACCATCAAAGGTTTGAAAACAAAAATAAGGCGTATTGGCCTCGTCAAATGATTTAATTAAAAGCCATCCGGCATGATACGAAGGATTATTAATGTTTAATATCCCTTTAAATCTCGACATACAACTACCTATGTTATTAAATTTTTTAACACCTAAGTCTTTTGTATAAATTTTTTCTATTTCAGTAGTAGTTAACCCTTGAGTTTTTCTACAAATCTTTTTAAATTTTGATTTATAAGCGTGCTCTGATACTCCAATAATTTTAAAAGCAGATACTCTATCTGCCTGTAATCTAATAAACTCAGGATATTCTGTTACTAAAAATTGCAAAGAAATTATTTCTTCTGGTATATGGGGGTCATTGCTTTTTCTAAAAATTTCTATATCTAGTTTTTCTTGTCCAATAATTGGTAAATCTTCTAATATGTTATATTCGTCCTTAAAAACAATTTCTATTAACAACGTAGAATTATATAAACTTTCAGTTATAGAAAAACCTACTAGTCCTTGTCTTATATCTATACCTTCGTCTTTATGATTAATTAAAGAAATATTTTTTAACGAAAATGAAGTAGGATATACCGCTGCGCCATCTTTACTAAAATTCTTTGGTATATTATCCATTTAATGATTCTTTATATATTTCTGCAAATTGGTTTATATATTGAGGTAATATATATTTAATTTGCGTTTTACTAAAATTGTTTTCTTCTTCTACTTCTTGATACGATTTATAAAATATTTGTTCAACATTATTTAATGCGTCATAAGAAGAAAGCTCTTGTGTTTTTTCTTCGTCAGAGTAATAATATCTTGGTGCTAACTCTGCAAATTTATATTTTTCTTCTGGTGTAAATATCAATTGGTTTAAGTACGTATTTTGAAATAGATCAAAATATGCGTCAGAAAACGCAGTTATATTTTGATTAGCGATATCTTCTACAAATGTGTAAAAAAGCGTTTGACTATTGTTTTCAAAATATGTGATCATTTCTAACAACCACGCTTTTCTTTCTTCTCCAGTACCAATATAATCTAATTGATAAGTAGTTCCGTTATCAATAAAAGAGATATTAGAAACAGAGAAATCATAATTCCACAATTGAAGTTTATTAAAATCGTAATCAAGTATTTTTGCTGTTTCCCCGGTACTAACTGATTTTAAAACGACATTTTCATTAAAAGAAATACCTCCCAAATAATTAGTATTATCTTTTAAATTCAAATAAGTATTCGATCCAATAACTAACGAATTAGTTGAAGTATATTCTGGTTGAAAAATAGAAATAGTATATTTTGAATATTCTTTAGTAATTTTTTCTTTATATTGTTGATAAGACAATGGCCAATTATTCATAGAAGAACGTAAATGATCGTTTACAATAAAAAACGTCCATTCAAATAAAGGCGAATCATATAGTTGCTGAGAAACATTATCAGGTCTCCAACCGTCTGGAACAGTGTAATATTCATGAGCAATAATGTTTTCTAAATCTACTTCACTCATTTGCACGTGACGAAACAAATCACGAATAACTGAAATGGAGCCATTTATATTGTAAGTAGTATAAGGAAAATTTTTAAAGAATTCGGACATATTAAAATTTAAATTTAGAGGTTACTTTTCCTACAGCAGAATTTAAAATTGAATT